TGCTGATTATGTTGCTGGTGGAGAAATGGAAGAGTCAAGATCTCCTCTTGTAGATAAGATTATTGATGAAGAAAAGAAAAAAATGAAAGGTAAGGATCCTTGCTGGAAAGGATATGAAATGGTTGGAACTAAGAAAAAGGGTGGCAAAGAAGTTCCTAATTGTGTCCCTAAGGAGTCTGTGACTATTCAAGACGCGAATGGAAATGATTATATTGAGTTCATTGACATCATCACTCCAGAACCTCTTATCTCTGAGGCAACCACAAGATTACAAGCACAAACTGGAAATCTGATTGCTGCCATTCTTTCTTGGAAAGGAAAGACCTATTCATTAACAATGTTCTTCCCACAGGTGAAGATGCCTTCAAGAAAGGATGTTGAATATGAACTCCAGAAGGTATATCCAGGTTCTAAGGTTCTTCAGTTTAATGTCACCACAGTCAGAGGTGATCAACCTATTCTTCAGGTTCAGAATAGTAGATCAAAAAATTATCTTCTAAACAATAAGAATATTGGAGAAGAGGTTGAAATAGACGAAGCAAAAAAGTCTGAGATGCCTTGTAACCAACCCAAGGCACAGGCACACGGTTCAGGCGAAACTGGCAAGTCACATGTTGTAAAGGCGTGTGAAGGTGGAAAGGAAAAACTCATTCGCTTCGGGCAACTGGGAGTGAAAGGTTCTCCAAAGAAAGAAGGTGAGTCAAAAGAATACGCAAGTCGTCGTCAGAGATTTCAAACGAGACACGCAAAGAATATAGCAAAAGGAAAAATGTCTGCTGCTTATTGGGCAAATAAAGTAAAGTGGTGAGTTAATTTATGCCAACTGATCATTATCTTGGTAATCCGCTTCTCAAAAAAGCGAATACCGTTGTTGAATTTTCACAAGACCAAGTTTTAGAATTCGCAAAATGTCAGGATGACCCGATTTATTTTGCGAAGAATTATATCCAGATTGTGACTCTGGATTATGGATTACAACCTTTCAAACCATATCCTTTCCAGGAGGTGATGATTGATAGGTTCCATAATCATAGATTTAATATTTGTAAGCTTCCTCGTCAGTCTGGAAAATCTACAATTGTTGTTTCATATCTACTTCATTACGCAATCTTTAATGACAATGTAAATATCGCAATTCTTGCGAACAAGGCATCAACTGCTAAGGACCTGTTAGATAGGTTACAAACTGCCTATGAGAACCTTCCTAGGTGGTTACAGCAAGGCGTTCTAACGTGGAACAAAGGTTCTATGGAACTAGAGAATGGTTCCAAGATTATTGCGGCATCTACGAGCGCCTCAGCGGTTCGTGGTGGTTCTTATAATATCATCTTCTTGGACGAATTTGCGTTCATTCCAAACCACATTGCTGATCAGTTCTTTAGTTCTGTATATCCAACAATTTCATCGGGTCAAAATACCAAGGTAATTATTGTTTCTACCCCACACGGTATGAACCATTTTTACAAGATTTGGCACGATGCTGAACGACATAAAAATGAGTATATACCAACCGATGTTCATTGGTCTGAGGTTCCAGGAAGAGACGAAAAGTGGAAAATACAGACGATTGCGAACACTTCTGAACAGCAGTTTAAGGTTGAGTTTGAGTGCGAATTCTTAGGTTCAGTTGATACGTTAATTGCTCCAAGCAAACTTAGAAGTCTAGTCTATGATACACCTAAAATTAATAATGCTGGATTGGATGTCTATGAGGAGGTTCAAGAAAATCATGATTATGTAATTACGGTGGACGTTGCCAGAGGAGTTGGAAATGATTATTCTGCCTTTGTGGTCTTTGATATTACCACATATCCCCATAAGGTAGTTGGTAAGTATAGAAACAATGAAATTAAACCGATGCTCTTTCCAAGCATAATATACGAAGTTGCTAAAAATTACAACAACGCATTTATTCTTTGTGAAGTAAATGATATTGGAGACCAAGTAGCAAGTATTATTCAATATGACTTGGAATATCAAAATCTTCTGATGTGTTCTATGAGAGGTAGAGCAGGTCAAGTTGTTGGGCAAGGTTTCTCTGGAAAGAAGACTCAACTTGGAATTAAAATGTCCAAGACAGTAAAGAAGGTTGGTTGCTTAAACCTTAAAACTCTGATTGAGGAAGAGAAACTTATATTCAATGATTATGAGATTATTAGCGAACTTACAACCTTTATTCAGAAAGGTAATTCATTTGAAGCAGAGGAAGGTTGTAATGATGACCTGGCAATGTGTCTCGTCATTTATTCTTGGTTAGTGGTTCAGGATTACTTTAAGGAACTTACGGATCAAGATGTCCGTAAGAGACTTTATGATGATCAGAAAAATCAAATTGAGCAGGATATGTCACCCTTTGGTTTTATTGTAGATGGAATTAATGATGAGACATCATTTGTGGATAGTGATGGAGACCGTTGGCACACTGATGAGTATGGAGATATGTCATATATGTGGGATTACACGTAATGGACATTGATGACGATATTGAAGGTCAATTAAGATTAGGACATTTACTTCTAAATGATAGAAGGTGTAGGTCTTGTGGAAAGGTTAAAAACCTTATAGATGGGTTTTATAGAACTCGTAAGAACAGAGGTTCAGTAGCATCCTCTTATTCTTATGAGTGTAAGGAATGTACGATTGTAAGAATTATGAAGAAAAGATCTCAAAAAGAATACAAATATGAAGGATTATATCCTGACTGGTAGTTCACGTCCAGTTTCCCCTCTGAAAAGTTGCTTTTTAATAAATATTTTTTAGTTACACGAGATTAGGAGAAAATTAAATGGCGACTCCTCAATTATCTCCCGGAGTACTTATCAGGGAGGTTGATCTAACGGTAGGAAGAGCTGATAATGTTTTAGACAATATTGGCGCGATTGCTGGACCCTTCCCTATCGGTCCCGTAGAAGAAGTAGTAGACATTCCTACTGAGCAAGATCTTATCAGCGTATTTGGTAAGCCTCTTTCAGCAGATGGGCAGTGGGAATACTGGATGTCAGCATCCTCATTCCTTTCATACGGTGGCGTTCTTAAGGTTGTTAGAGCACCTTCCGATAATCTAAGAAATGCTAATGCTCTGACTGTAGGCGTTGGAAGCACATCAGATTTAGTCATCAAGAATTTTGATCATTACGAAGCAGAAGCTGCTAATAATGACGCAGCATCTTACATTTTTGCCGCAAAGAACCCAGGAACTTGGGCAAACGGATTAAAAGTTGCTTTTATTGACGATAAAGCAGACCAAATTCTTGAAATTAACAACACTGGAATTACTTCTTCCATCATTGGATCAACAATTACAGTAGGAGTTAGCTCAGTTAGACCAGCACCTGGCACTCCCACATTCAATGGATATATTAAAGGTATTGTTACTGGTTTGACAACCACCACAACTGCTTCACTTGTTGAGGTTAAAATCACTGATTTAGTTTCAAATGCAATTGAACTAGAACCCGAAACTACTGAGTACTTCGAAGAAAGTACAACAAATCTTTCAATAGCAGCTCCAGTTGGATCTACTGTCATTTACTTAGATAGTGTGTCTGGAATTTCAACTGGCAATTTATTCACCGCAGGTGGGGTTAATAGAGCTTCAATTACTGGAATTGCATCAACTTCAATTACTCTTTCTGCTGGAATTGGAGTTTCAGTTGCTTCTGGTGTTCTTGCTGATATTGAAAGTTTCATAGTTACTCCAGCAGTTTATGGAGAAGAAGTAGCAACCCCAATCACATACGCTCAAAAGAACAGACTGGGATCTTTTAGAGATGGTGATACAGTCACAATAGATGAAGATGATTACACTGTTGCCGATGCAAAAGATTGGTATAATAATCAAGTTATTAAATTAAGTGGAAATACATCACTTTATTGGAGTGCTATCGCACCAAAACCAACCACAACGCAATATGCATTAGAAGCAAATGCTAAGAATGATGGAATTAACATTGCGGTTTTTGATGTTACTGGTTTGATATCAGGAATCAAGAATAATTTACTTGAGAAGCATATTGGACTTTCTAAGGCATCTGATGCTATTAGTGCGGTTAATTCTCCACAGAAAATCTGGTGGAAAGCATACCTTGCTCAATATTCCAAGTATCTTTATGGTGGAGAAAATCCATCCGAACCAGATTTGGATTTAGTTGTTACAACTGGATTTGATCCATTATCACCAACTGGTGATGTCTTAGAAGTTGAAAATGAACTATGGAATCAGCCAGCTCAAGATAGATGCTTTACAGCACTTGGAGCTAAAACTTATGACTTAGGTGGAGGTCATGATTATGATGTTGATGGCAGCATGACTGTTGAACCTGGAGATATACTTAGCGGGTATCGACTTTTCTCAAATAGAGATGAAGTTCAAGTTGATTATTTA